CATTTTGATTATAAGTGGGGATTTATGGAGTTCCCCTTCTCCTTGAATCGCAAACTCACGCAAAAATAAAAAAAATTAAACTTCTCCAGACCTTGGGACCTCTTTCTTAGTAACTCCCTCAGCTAACTTCTCTTTGAGTTCTTCTTCTACAGAGTTGTCTAAACCCATGTTCGTCTCTGTTAGCTTTTCCTTCTTTCTCCAAAGTTTGAAGTCTATGGCCTCTACAGCTAAATCTAGGTTATCTTTCTTAGCTAAATGTTTTACTTTTGCAGCCACATACATATCGACTAAGAATTTCCTGTAAGTTCTTGACTTACTTGGACCAAAAACCAAAGACAATAATACTATTAGGAGGGCTATTCCCAATATAACTTCAAAGATACTTGTTTGGTAATACATTATTCATCACCTCCCTTCTTTTCTATTAAGTTCAATCTCTTTTTAAGTTCTTCTTCATGACCCTTCCCAACAAAACATAATATCTTCTTTCCTGGATGGTCATAGAGATAAGATTTTATTTTAGCTACCATATATTCTTCTCTTGAGATTATTAGAAAGTAATGAAGATTTGGAACTTTTGTCTTTAGTTCTTTTAATAGATAATCTACATCCATATTCTCTGCTTCTTCAACTACTTTATCTAAGTTTGTTTTCTTGAGTTTTCTTGCTTCTTTTAATAGAATCCACTTCTCTTTCCAGGGAATTGCTTTCATTAGAACATTTGTTTCTACTATTGGTCTGTCAATTAATCCAACAGGAATTTTCTTTAGTTTAGAAAATCTATAAGCAGAATTCATATCAGAACCATATTCTTTATTTCCTTCCTTTGCTTTGTTTTTAATTGTCTTTGATATTAAACTTAAAAGTGAGAATCCTTTTTGTTGTGCTGCTAATTCAGGATGTTCTAGTAGAGTTATTCTCCCATTACATAATTCCACTAGAACAATATCAGGATTATTCTTCTCTATAATCTTTTCTATCTCTTCTTTTGGTTGGAAATGATTGGTACCAATTATAGTAAGATTAGGTTCAATTTTATCACCCATTATAATTTATTATAATCTCTCCTTTATATATTTTGTTTACTATTTCTTAGGGACGAAATCTTTTGGAATTATAACTGTTCTTTCTCTCCACTTTCCATTTTCTTCGATACATCTATCACAAACGAACGAATGCTTACTTGTCTTTCTGAAAGTCTCTCCACACTTAGTACAAGGTCTGGAGAATCTACCTCTTATTATTGGCATTTTTTAGTCGTGAAATCTCAATCCTTAAATCCTTAACAGATTGACTTAAAGTTCTGATTGCTTCCACATGAGATTCAAAATTCTGATTAAACATTATCTGGTTTTGGGTAACTTGATTTAATCCCTGTAATACAAATGAGGGAGTCACCTTGAAATCATGTTTCTTATGGTCATTGAACCATTTTTGAACCTGGAGACTTCTCCCCATTGCTTTTGGACCTCCAGTTTCTAGTTCTCCTAGAGATTCTGAATCATCAATCCAGAGCCATTCCCCTTCTAAATTATCTCGGACATATATCTTTTCTTTATCTCGATTACATTGTTGTGCTAGAATGTTCTTAACATAACCATAATGTTCCCTCCTAGGTTTGAATACATAAGGTCTTAGATTTATCTCAAGTCTTCTCTCAATGGCCCCTAGGACCTCCAGTAAGCCCACCACAGCATACTTTCTTGATTCTAAGGAGTTATTCCCATAGAAAGAGTTTGTCTCGTAGATTGTTATTGTTTTTTTACCTAACCATATCTTTCGATTCTTTAAGATAATTCTTGGAATCATACCTCTAACTAGATTATAATTTACTTTAAACTTCTTTAGTCTTTCTTCCCACCCCTTGATTTCCTTTGGAACTTTTATACTCCAGATAAATGCATGGCCCCGGATTTGTTTGACCTTTGATTTGATAGTGTGTTCGAGGTCTAAATGTTTTACTTCATAGTAACCTCTTGAGACTTTTTCAATACAACCAAAATTTTCTAGTCTCCGAAGATAATAATTTAATTTCTGTTTAGAAATAGATAGTTTCTTACTTAGATTTGTGAGGTTTGAGCCATCCTCTTTTAAGCTATTTAATATAGTATAGTAAAGACTCTTTTTTGAGGTAATGTTTTTACTCATATTCAGTCTTAGACACTTTAATATTTAAATCCTTACGATAATTCTAAAATAGTAACAAAAGATAGTTTTATAAGGGTTTTTCTTTATATAATAATAAGTTAGAAGGGTTATGAAGGCCCCGCAATCTCTAAAAATCAGGGAAGTCTTCCTCTAACCCTTCCGGATTCGTTCTATAAATTTACACCAGCTGGATTAAACCAAATCTTAGTGGAGTTCACACCAGCCTTTCCAGTTCCAATTATAACATAACCTTTACTCCTTAACTTTGCCTTAGTCTTTGATACCTCTGAGTTCTTTACAATTACTTCTCTCTCAAAGGCCCCACATACAGCTTTTGTAGAACGATTGATTATATTATCAACAGTTGCACCGGCTACTTCAAATAAATTAAATGCCATTTTTATAAACTTGCGATTAAATCTGCTTCGGTTTTAATTAGATTAATTCCCACAATATTCTTTACTCCAGACTTTACGATTCCGTGTCCAGTCTTTTTCTTCTTAAACTTTCTGAAATCATCCACATTGGACCCAGCTAATTGGGCTGCTTGTACTGTTGGGATTACTCCCATTATCTTCTTTATATCCATCTTCGTTTACCTCCTTGTCTCCTTTAAAACCAAAAAATAAAAAAAATAAAATTTGTGTTTAACCCTATTTACCCATCATACTCAAGACTCCACTTCTTAGTGTTGGTTCAAGTGCAACCACTGCGATGGCAAGTGCAAAGAATATAGAGATTAGAAGTGCTATAGACCTAGCTGCACTACTATCAATATAGTCGGTCTTTTGGGCAGTCCCGGAAATATTCCAAACATCTGTTGCCCATTCATTCTGAGCACCAGTTGCTACTTCTACAGCCAATGCTCCGTTATTAACTACATTGTTTGTAAGAGTATAGTTTGCTGCGGGAACTAAAGCTCCAGTCGCATTGTATATCACTGGACTACCTATAAGTCTATAGTCTGTAAGGAAAGCTGATGCTCCCTCTGCTGCCGAAGTGAAACTCTGATTAGCTAGTTCGACTGTAGATGTTGACTGGCCTACTGTTTGAGATATAATTAGGAATAATGATATTCCAACCACAACAGCCACAAAGACCATTATAATTGAACCCATTGTTTGTCCTTTCTTATTCATTATATATCTCCCCTCCTTAACTTAATCGTTTCGTATACGAATATCATTTGAAGAATAAGACTTTCTCGTCTTCCTCCAGATTATCTTTGAAGAATCTATTTGGGTCCCCAAGTACAGAAGGTATCTCTTTATCTTTTATTTCTAAAGTTGTTTCTGATTTTTTGAATATTCTTCTTGACTTTAATTTCTTTTTCTTTACCATTAAAATAAACTCCCTTTATTCATAAAGATACTTTTATTATTGTGAAAGATATTCTTTTCTTTTAGGATTGGTCGGTCTTCTTTTAGAATAGACTTACTTCTTTTTAGGAAGCTATTTGACTTCCAGGTTTCTCTCTGTTCTTTTTTTCTTAATACATCTAATGTCTTTTTTATTTGTTTTTCCTCGGCATCATTCATCCTTCTCTCTAGTTCTCTCCTATTTGCAGATTTCTTACGTTCTAGAAGCATAGTCTCCAACCTATCTTGTTCTTGCATTTCTTTAAATTTTTTAGAAGATTCTCCCCTCTTCTTACCCAAGTTCCTAACTAATTCCATGATACTCATAGTTTTACATGTAGATGATGTTTTTTAAATATCGATTATCTGGAGACAATTCTAGGTAAAACAATACCAACAAGTAAACCTCCTATGATTGCTAATAATATTACAATACTTGCCGGGACATATCCAGAGAATAATAGAATAAATACCATCACCATGAATCCAGCAGTTAATCCGTTCATCCTAAAGTAACCAGATAAAGCGAGGATTGCAAATATAGCTAAAGCTGTAAAGTATTCTCCACTCCCGGAGAAGACATTTATAAACCATGTCTCTAATGCTAAGGGTTCTATGAAAGCCATTATGAATTACCTGTACCAAACCATTCTACGATTGATACTACGAACATTACAGTTAAAGGTAAGAATATTGTTGCTACAATCCCTATTAACCATGTCTCTCCAGTGTCTCTTGCTAGAGATACTATAGACCATCCAAATGAGGTAAATTTAACTACGAACGCTGAGAAAAATCCAAGTAATGCTATCTTCCAATCAAAACTCCTAGTAAAGAACCCTACGACAGCCGCCCCTGCCAATCCTATAAGAACTAATATTCCATCTGTTGTATTAAATAGGTCTTGATACCAATTAGAACCTGAAACATCTCCCTCTATTAACTCTCCAGTTGTTGTATTCACCTGAATCCCAGTATCACTTATAACACTACTAGAACCTGCTGGACTAAACCCCAAGAAATATAGGAATACCATCATAAATAACATTATTGCCATATAATTCCATAGTTTCATCTTTGTACCTCCCTAATGATTGCAGCTATTAATAGTATTCCTGCTATATAAGTCAATAGATTTGGGATACCTCTTATTGTTGGGATTAATCCTACGACTACATCAAAGAAGAATATTATTGCAAATATCATAGAAGTCACAGACATTGGACTTGTTAATCCGAATTTGTAACTCATTATACCTACTGAAATAAATAATACCAAGAAGACTATTAAACTTCTTCCGAAATTATCTAAGCCAAATATACCTGAGTCTAGAAATGCCGTTAGGTCTGTGAAGAAAGTTTTTACACTCCATCCAGTATATTCTGAATTTATTATTGTCCAGTATTTTGTTCCAGTTAGATTAGTCCCATTAATTGTCCAGTAATAATCTAGATAGATAATAGATTGGTTATTCACATCATAAGTAAACGTGGCTGCAGTTCCAGATGTTGTTGAGGTATCACTACCAATTATAGTTCCATTGGCTAGTCTTAAACTAAATCCAAATATCTCTAAATCCCAGAAACTAGAGGTTACGTTAAATGTAAATTCATAAGAAGTATCATTTGTTAATTCTACTAGACTTGGAGTTATATAAGTCTTTATCCCTCTAGTATAGTCATTTGATACTGTTACTCCTCCTGCTAGAGTTATGGTATAGCTCGTCTGTGTCGGTTGATGATACAGTGTCTGAACAGTGTACCCAGTCTTATTGAAAGATAAGTAGTGGAAAAAGTCTGGGTTTAACCAAAAGGTTACCACACCATCATTTCCAGTTGTTCCAGTTCCTACTGTTATATTTGTACCCCCAATATTTCTAACGGCATTTACTTCTACACCACTAAGTAGCTGTTCTGCAGAATTTATAGTTTGATAAGTAACATAGATTCCATCTGCCGAGCCTAAGAGATAAAGTGTTTGACTTGTTAGAGTATCTGTGTATTGAGTTACTGGAGGATTCCAGATTCTTTGAGGATAACCATCCCCTGCGTATTGGACATAAGGGTCTACATACATTGTCCAAGTGTTTGGTGTTGCACAAAATTTATAATTTGGATTTGTTGAAGCATTAGAATAAGTATATTGTTTCTTTACACTTCCAGTTCCTAAATAATAATCCCATGTACTTGTTCCTATTGAAGCATTTATTGGTGAACCTGTAGTCTCGTCTTCAAATGAAATATTAAGAAAATCATTGCTTCCACATAAAGCCCAAGATATTGCTTGTATCGTTTGTTCTGAAGAATTTGATTCACTTCCTAATTCTGATGTCCAATTAAATGAGAATCCTTGTGTAGTTGCATCTAAAGGTAAATCTAAAGAGTATGTTAAAGAATAATTATTTCCAGCAATGTTTGTTTTAGTTGGAGTGTACTCTGTGCCATTGTAATAGAATTTTTCATTTGATAATGCTCCAACAGAAGTTAAATTTATTGTAAATGTATCATAAGCAGTCTCATAACTTGAAGTATTAAACTCTAATGAGTGAATTATTGAACCTAATGTAAATGTTCTATTAACTGCCGGATAAGTTGAATCTGAATATCCAATAGCACCCCAAGTATAAGTTCCTGCAGTGTCCATACCACTAACTGTTATTGATTCATTAAATGTAGAGGCACTTAAATCTACATTTGTTGAATTAAATAGAGTTCCATTTGGATAATAAATATTGAATGTTACATTATCCCAATTTGGAGAATTTTCTATTCCAAAAGCAGTGAATTCTTGTGTTGTATTTGCAGTTAGTACCTCATCACTTGGGCTTTCTAGGAAAACATTTCTTTTTTCCACATCACCATAACCTAATCCGTAACCTGCACCATATAAGTAAACAATCTCCGAAGAACTAAGACTTCTATTCCAAAAACTAAATTCGTCTATTGAACCATTAAAATTTTGGCTTCCACTACCAAAATTACTATTTCCAACTCTTATTGCATCCGCACTTCCTAGAATTGTGTCTGTTGAAATAAAAGTGTCGTTTCCATCACTTCTATGAATAGTTTGATTTACACCATCTAAATAAAATATTAATTTATTCCCTTCAGAATCTCTATCAAGAACTAGAGCTAAGTGATGCCATTCTCCATCATCATCATCAATAGATAAGGTATCATTTACATATTGAAATCCTGTACTTCCATGAACTAATTGAAAAGTCCAACCGGCTGTTCCTCTATCAATATAAAAATCACCTGTAACATATCCGCCACCATCATAATTAGAAATTATTGGGTTTGTATCTCCTACTTCACCATCTATTTTAAACCAAGCAGATACGGATATATTTCCAGCTGTCTCAAAGTTATTTGAAGTATCAATCAAAGTACTTGCATTCCAATCACCAGAAAAGTTATAAGCCCTTGAAATAATACCATTTGGATTATAGACTATTTCATTATTCTCCCCATTATAATTTCCTGTAGAATCTAAAGCAGTTGCACCAGAGCTTTCATTAAAAGAATAGTAAACATTTATGTTTTCTCCCCACGCAAAGGCACTTACAAAACTAATCATAAATACAAATAAAAATAGAAAAGCTAATTTCTTTGTCATAATATCAACCTCACCGTTATTGCAGCTATTGCTATTCCAACTACTAAGTAAATCCAATAAGGAATAGTTATATCACCAACAAGACACAATAATTTAGTTCCATCACTTATATCATCTGGACTATCACAACTCATATCTACCCTAAAGGTACTTACCTCAGTCATAAGAAAGTTGGCTACCATAAGTCCAACTATTAAGATTCCTATAAAACTTAATATTGCTAAACCTAGTGTTGCTCCTTTCTTGTTCATCCTACTGCTATTAGTCTTGCTCCGACTACTGCACCTCCAATTAATATCAATCCTCCAAAGAAATAGAATAGAGAGAAGTCTGTAACTCTACAAGCCGCTTTATTGAAATCGCTTATTGAGGAATTACTACAATCCATTCCAATCGTATCTCCAACTGTTGCGTTCATTGTACTATCTACAAATGATTTTCCTATAGGTGCTAGTGCTAAAGCTAGGATAATTATTGTTAATCCTAACATTAAGGTATATCCCCAAACTTGTGCTTTCTTATTCATGTGAACCTAATGGAAATTTAATTTGTTTATTAAATGTCTTTACTATATCAATCTTAACTTTACTCATACATCTTGGGCAGGTAGCATAGAATTCTGAAAGTCCTTTGTAGTTCCATTTGTACTCACATTTTGAACAGCTTGTTTTCATCTTCTACTACTACCAATATCTATTGAAATTTTTTTAAATCCCAAAGATATTCTTGGAACCTCCTTTTCTTCGGAATGTTTGTATCTCTCTCCCAGTTCCCCCACGTCTCAATCTTCTCTCTTTCTTTTCCACAATTTTGAAAGGGTCTACTTTTGAAGGTCTAAATGAAGGGTCTAGTAGAAGTCCAGTTTCTACAGCTCTAACCTTCTTACCTGTTTTTGTCTCCTTTAAGAATCCAGAAGCTCCAAGTGTTCCCTTTAGGAAAGAACCTAATTCTTTAGCAGCTTCCTTTTTTGTTCCACCCCCTAGTTTAACTTCTCCACCGAATCTTATTCCAATAGCTTCTATTCCATCTTCCTCTGCTTTCTTTAGTAACCTTTTAACCACTCCACCACCTGAAGGAATCACTAGAGGAACTTTTGGTGGTTTGGTCTTAGTTTTGGTCTTAGATTTAAATCTTTGTTCTATTCTCTGTCGTTGTCCCTGTCTTTGTTTAGTCTTTGTCTCCAATCTTGTAGCTAATCTTGTAGCTAATCTAGTTGTAAGTTTTGTGTCTAATTTTGTGTCTAATTTTGTGTCTAATTTTGTGTCTATACGAGTATCAATCTTTGGCGAAAGTTTTGTATCAAATCTTGTGTCTGTCCTCGTGTCTAATTTTGTGTCTAATCTTGGTGAAAGTGTTGTATCTACTTTTGTATCTGTTGATAATAAGGGGTCTGTTATAAGTTCGCTTGTCGGTGCTGCTACTTGAGATTGTCCAGATAAATCTTCTACCTTTGGAGGCACTGTTCTATCTAAGACTATAGTTTCAGTTAAAGCTCCAGGGGTAGGTCTAGAAAGTCTTAACGGAACAAAAGGTACTACCTCAATATCCCCTATAGTTCTTGTCTGGAAACTTGGAGGTGTTTGTGATGTAGGTCTAGTTGGTTTTATTAAATCTTGAGTCTTTGGAACTTTTGTAACTTCTTCTAATTGTCCGGCTCTTTTTACTTGCTCTAACTTCTGAGCTGCTCTTTGCTTGGCTTCAATTCTAGCAAATCCCATAGTGTCTTGAATTGCTATATTCTCTCCTATAATCTCATCTAATAATTTCCTTTGTCTAGCTGCTTGTTTAACTGCTTTCTTTTTAGCAGCCTGTTGAACAAGGAGAACTTTTTGAGTACCTGCTCCAGGCTTTACAGATAGTTCGACAAAATCTACCCCTGAAAATTGAGTAATATCTCTCTTAACTTGAGCAGAGACTAACTTTTCTTGTGTTAGTAACCCTTCTTTAGATAACTTTCTTGTAAGGTCTATAGATTCATCCACCCCAAATTCAATTTGTTGTCCTCTTTTTCTCTTAACAACTAAACCCCCTCTGGGAAGGTCTATAGAAGCCAAACCTTTTTTTGGTCCAACTTGAATTATATCTGTGAATCCTCTAGCTTCTGTCTCAATTCTTATAGTTCCTTGTTCTGGGGTTCCTAACTTCTTAGTCTTAACTTTAATATCTGCTATGACTCTTTTAGAAGGAGGTAATCCTGTGGCATCTATAATAATATCTCCTTCAGTATCAGTTATAATCTTCCTACTTACTTTTCTTCCTTTGGTCCCTTTAACTATCTCTGTCGTCTCAGTTCCAAGAGTATCTAACTTCTCATCAACCCTTATTCTTACTTCCTTTGGTCTACTTGAAGTTCTTAGCTCTGAGCCTGGGAGTATCTCTACTTTTTGAGATGCTATAATCTTATCACCTTTAATTATCTCTACAGTTCCCTTACCTTCAGGTCCAATCTCAGTAACTCTCTTTAAATTCTTTCCTAATTGCATAGTTTCTATAAATCCTTCTTCTGGTTTAATATCTATAACCCCTTTGAAAGTCTTTTCTTTAACACCTGGTTCTAAATTAAGTAGTCCAACCTTTCTTACTTCAGTTACTTGTGCAGTTCTCTCTCCTTTTGGGATAGCTTCTTCAATTACAGTTCTACCCTTTCTAGTCTTAGTTACTGTTACTTGGGAACCTGTAGGTGTTCTAATAAATTCTATTCTTGGAATATCTCTAGGGGTCTTTTCGACATCTCTTATAAATTTCTGCTCACTTACTATTAATTTAGCTTCAGGCTCTCCTACAAATTTAGAAACTTTTGTTGCTTTAGCAAATTTAAGTCCTTTTGAGATAACTAATCCTGCACCAAATCCAACTGCAATTCCAGATTCTAATGGAGACTCAAGGAAGAAACTCTTAGCTCCTGTACCTATGCTTCCCTTATCTTCTACACTTGAGACAAATCTTGCTGTTTGTTCTGCTCCGAAAACAAAACCACCTAGAGGATTTAAGTAAGGAGATACTTCTCCTAAGATTACTCCAGTTTTCTCTCCTTGTGTAGAAGTTAAGACTCTTTGTTCAGGTATAACTATTGTTTTCCTTCCAGTTATCTTCTCTTGAGTTACTGGGTCAATTTGCGAGGTTCCAAATTGTGGAATAAAAATACTAGCTTCTCTCTCTCCAGCAACTTTAAATCCTTTCTCTGGAAGAGTCTCTCTCAGTACTCCACCAAAGGTTCCTCCAACTGTGGCTCCAGTACCTCTTACTATTCCAACCACTCCCTTAACAGGTGATTCCCCTATCCTAGTTATTGGTCTTAAATCTTCTATATCTCTATCAACTGTAAAAATTATACCTGTTTTAATAGAACCAACTCTATCTTTAATGTCTCCTGGACTAGCAGTGAGTATATTTCCAGATTTTGTCTTTGTTCCTAATAAGAACTGTCCTATGCTTCCCAATTTATCTGCCTCAGTTAATTCTATGACTGTTGCTGGTCTTGATATGTCAGTTCCTTGTCCAAAGGCTGTTGCTGAGACAACAACTTTTCTTCCTGGTTCGAGCCTGTCTTTAATACCTTCCTTAAAATCAGAACCACTACCAATAAAATCCCTAATTCTAGTAAATGCGTCACTAAAAAACCCACTACCTGTCCTAGCAGATACATTAATGTCATCTTTTATAAAAGGCTTTCTATCTTTTAAAACTATGTCACTACTTACAGGTTGTGCAGAAACTAGAGGGAATAATTGTCCTCCGAACTTTGGAGCTTGTCTTATTCTACTCATAGATGGAAGGTCCCTACTTTGTAAATCTAATTTACTCTGGTCCATTATTACTTTCTTAAACTCAGGTACTTTACTTAACTCTTTATTGAATTGTTCAACCTTTAGATTGAATGCTTCTGGAGTTAGAGATTGTCTAAATGTCTCTGAGGTAATCCCTTTAACTCTTAGGTTTTTAAAATCAACATCTATCTTTGAACCTTCTGGAAGTGAAGACTCTAATTGTTTTACATTGGATGCAAATTGTTGCCTAGCATTTGATTCTGATAGAAGAAGATTCTTAACCATCTCTTTAACCCGATTATTCTCAATAGCAGATAAGGGAACTTTATCCCGGAAGAATCTCAAGGCTTGTTGAAATTCTGCTCTCTGTAAGTTAATAGTATCAATCTGTCTTTGAACTGGTTGTATTCGTTCCTTCTCAAATTGAGTTATATCTTTCTCAAATCCTTCTATAACTTTCTCTCTTCCAGTTAGCTTTTCCCTAGCTTCTCTAACAGTTGCTCTTCTTTGTCTACCTACCTGTCCAGCGAACCTTTGTCTTAATGCTCTTTGAGAAGTAATATCTGGGAGAGACTCTCTTTGTTTTTGTAAAACATCTTTAGCAGTATCAATCTTACTTCTTTGCTGGGCTATTGTTTGTCTTGCCCTATTAATCTGTGTTTGTATTTGCTCTGTTGTGGCCATATTATTCTAGTAGTAGTGTTTTTAGTTTTGTGTCTAATTTCATATCTAGTAATTCATCTTCTGATATTCCAACCTTTCTTAACTTATTTTTACGAATAGAAGTATTTAACTGCCCATTAGTCTTATTCTTACTTAGTTTTCCAATTACATCTCTTAATTTCATTGAGACTACATGTAGAAAGAGTTTTATAAATATCGATTATCATTACCTCATCCAATCTAAATCTCTATCAGGTAAGTTCTTTCGATTTATCCCAAATTTTCTCTCCATCTGTCTGACCCATTTACTCAAGTCAGACCAGTGGATTGTCCAATTTCCGACATTAGCTCCACTCTCATCTTGCATCTTTATTACTGCCACTCCTTCGCTTCCAAATTTCAATGTTTTATATCCCACTCTTTAACCTCCACTAATGAATGCGTAACCTATTACAGCTAATATTCCAATGATAAATAGCCATTTTAGTAATCCACCCATTTGTGCTTTAGGCTTTATTTGCTGTCCTTCCATATTGGCAAGTAGAATTGCGTAGCCATTTATGTTACTTCCATTTTCTAAAGACTCTTCATAGTGTTCTTTTGGATTAAAGGCTGGTACTTTGTTGTTTGGATTATAAGATTCTACACTCCAATTTGGAAGTATTACTAAAGGATTCCCTTTTTTATCAAACATAACATATCCTGCATTTGCTAGTCTAGGTATCTTCTCATGTAGAATTGTTTGGTTATTTATCTGGTATTTTTTAAATTCATAATTACTATTATCGTTTATTAATAACACAGTAACATAATTCTTCTTCCTCTGACTTCTACCTACTTTCTTTCCGAAAGGAAATTTAAACTTCTTTTCTTTTACTTCTTCCCCTTCCTTTTTAAGAACTTGGATTAATTCTTTTAAATCTTCTGATATTCCCATATTTTTTCTCCTTTGGATTTAGTTAAATGCTCTGTCCAGCATTTGTAGTTGTATCTCCTCCAGTTTCTTCTATTTTCTTTGAACCAAACATCCCTTTATTTATCTTCTTTCTTTTTGTTATGTCTGCTAGTTGTTTTGTACTTGTTGTTGCCTGTCTGATTATGAATCCCTCTCGTGATAGGCTTGTTCCGGTAACTTCCATTGCAGCTGCATTGAAATAGTCTTTGAAATAATCATTACGCATAATCATATCACTAATTCTTGCCATCTTTAGACATCCTCTTACACTCCATTGAGGTATTCCTAATTCATTTAATTCTTTATCATCTCTAAGATTTCCTAATTTTGAAGTTCTCTCTACTCCTTCCTCGGTTACTACTTTTGTCAGAAAACTATGAACATTATGTTTTTCGTCTTGTGAAGGTGCATTATCCTTCATAGCAGCGGCTAATTTTAGTATTGCTTCATCATCAGTCATCTGCTCTTGTTTTTGTTCTTCAGTCATTCTTTCTTCCACCAACCAATTTTGATTGCCCTAAATAATGTGGCCAGGCCACCAACCCCAAGAATTACATAGGATGCCATTCCAGTCATTCCAAAGAAATATCCCCAGAATAGTACAACTACTAATGGAGTCATAATATCAATTATAACAGAACAGGCACCTAGAATTATTAATAATATTTTTAGTATCTTATTCATTTTAACCTCCAGATGTAATGACCTCTGTTGGAGCAAATAGTTCTTTTATTTCTGAGAAAAATTCTGGGAGAGTTATTCCTTTTACTCTGCAGTATACAATTATAGCTATAGTTAAGATTATTGATGCGGCTAATAAATTTTGAAATAGATTTTCTTTCCATACCATTTAGCTTCTTATCTTTTGTGGCCTAAATCCATCTTCCTGGATAACTTCTGCCTTGTATCCATATCCTTTTAGGTCCTCTATGACATATTTAATTCGTTCTTTTTCTGTTTTCATCTTCCTTAGTTTTTCCTTTAATCTTTTCTTAGCAATTTTCTGCCAGTCTTTATTATCTTTTAAGTCAGGATGTTCTTTTATTACACCTTGCTTATCTAGCTTTAGTCCATCAATATCTCCCCATTGTTGGTGACTTGATGTTCTAAAGTAAAGGTTCTTATCTATTACTCTAACTTCTGCTGCCTCTGCTCCAAATCTAAATATTACACCTATGGCCATTTACAACTTCTTACTAAGTTCTCTTACTAATTTTAAAATCTCTGTAAGAGCTTCTTCTTTAGTTACACAATCATAAATCTTTCCTTCACTTGATACCTCTCTAAATGGTGTCTGGGGAAGTTCACTCACAACTAGAAGTTCTCTTACAACTTCTTCTTTCTTTGGTTCTTCAGTTTTTTCCATCCTTTTCCTCCTTTAAGAATTTATTTATCAAACTTAATTTATTAGTTATAAGAACTAAATCTCCTCCTTTTATCTTTGAGCCTTTTGGGATTATTGCCATTTTTATTCCATCCTTTCTCTCTAGAACTTTCCTTACTTCCAAAATAATCACCCCCTAAAAAGTATGTCATGTTAATTTATTATAATAAAGGTTTTATAAATATCGATTATAATAAATTATCATATATCTAACTTTTCTAGTGAACCTTTTACTCCAAAATATGCCCCTAGCATTAAAACAATTATTCCTATTCCCCAAGTATAGACTGCATCTTTTAATCCATCAATTCCATAGTATAGGATGTATAATCCAAATAAAACTAATGCAAATGAACCTAAAATTACTATCCACGCATCTTCAACATAATATCCTAAAATTATTAATCCTATTGAAAGTATAAAAAATAAGACATAGTATCCTAAATTATTTGTAAATCCTGAAGGTGTCACACTTCTCCAAACATTACCTGTAGCGTAGGTTATACCTCCATCATAACATACAATATTTACCCCATAGTTTCCTATTTCAGAGAAATTTCCACCGATTATTGTTGTATTAAAATTTTTATTTGATACCTCTTGCATTGTTATATTAAGAAATTCTAAACTATTTGGTGTTTGTAATGTTGTTGCTACACAAGAAGTTGCATTATTACTTGTTATAGAAACTTGTAAATCAGTTAATTGTTGATGTTCAGGATATTCTTCAGCTAATACTATAGTTGTCATTAAGACAGTTAGTAGTAAAATTCCCCAAATTTTCATATTATTTAGTGTTTTCTAACATTTTTAATTATCGTTGTTTTTATTCATACTTCCCTTTAACCACCGGTTCTACAACTTCTAGTTTAGTTGTCCTCTCTGAATACAAGTTATTAAACCTTGAAATAATATCGTTTTTTATTGCTTCTTGATAAGTTGGACTTGATGAGTAATCTAAATGTTGAGAGGTTTTATTATCATTCCATCTTCCATCCATACCCTGAACACATTGTCCATCAAAGCTAATTTTCAGAGTATAGTTTAATATTTTCTTTTTCTCATCTAAATAAATTATATCGACAAATGGAATAATTTTATCTCCTATCTCACAGTTTCCTATTGTTTGCTTTGGAAGTTTGTTAGGTGTTGAGAATTGTATCTCTCCGAAATTTTGTCTTTCATTGCTTAGAGATTGTGCTACTACAACTCCAACTATAAAAATCACTACAAATCCCAGTATCCAATATTTAAACTTCATTTTTCTTCCTCCACCCAATGTTCTATTTCTATTGTACAAGAACCCCAAGTTGTTGTTGAGACACTATAGAAGTCATTTGGTTCTACTGTGAAACTCATAAATCTATATTCTTCCCAAGTCACTTCCTCTGGGAAAGTAGGTAATACTTCCCATCCTGTTTTAGACACTTGAGTTCCATTTGAAATTCCTGTAAGGAAACATTGAGAACCATCACTTATTGCTGTAAATTTACCTGTTATTTTTACATCTAATGCTTTGCTTAGATTATTTCTATAAGTCACATCAAAACTTCTCGAAGGTAAAGTCCAATTATGCGTCGGTGTCCATTCAAAGTCTCTATTGTTTATTGTTTGGTTTAATCTTCCGGTAATTGGATTCATTGTTATGTTCTCTCCTACAAATAAATCTTCAGTTATATTTGTATTTCCCTTTATTAAAGCACTTCCTTCTTGAAAGGTTTGTCCATAAACATCAACAGTCCATTGATTTGTTCCTTGATACCTAAAGAAACTATTTGCATTGGCTGTACTGAATCCCCAACCAGTACCTCCACCTTCAAATCCATGAGGAACAAAATAAAGTCCTTCATTCACTCCAACAAAAGATTCATTTTGAATAGAATAAATTGTATCTGTAGAGTTGATATTTCCGATAACATCTAATGTGTTTTTTGGAGAATTCGTACCAATACCCACATTCCCCTCAGTATCAATAGACACAAAAGGCGTTGTATCATTTTGTATATCAAATGTTCCCGAAGCAGAATCATAAACTAAATTAAAATGTCTTGCACTTCCAAAATTCAATTCAATATCGTCCCTAAACCTCGAACTCGCTTTACTAATATCAATCAATCCCAAAAGTGCCTCATTACTTACAGATAAATCTCCAGTAACGGTTAATGTTTTGTCCGGTGCAACAGTGCCGATGCCGACATTACCACCAGTAATCACAGTATCACCACCAGTTTTGATTCTTAATGTTCCACCTGAACCAAGATTAGAACGCAAAGCAATATCTCTATCACTGCCTGATTGAAAGATTCCATCTCCAGTTCCGCCACCAAAATCAGAAATAAAGAAGTCCACAATTCCTCGTGTTGCTTCAGTTCCACCATCTCTTTCAACTCTAAGTATGGTTCCGCCACTACCAGAATTATTAATATGCAATGGATAACTTGGCGAAGTTGTACCTATACCAATATTCTCAGTATCTCCCTTAATATATATACGGTTATTATTTCCAGCTAAAAAACTTAAATCATTATTTGACGTTGTTCCAAAGTAAACAATACCTGAAGGTTCTATTTTAAACCTCGTAGTACCGCTATCTAAATGGAGATTACCTGTAGAAACATTTAATGTTCCTATAACATCTAATGGATTTTGTGGACTACTTGTCCCAATCCCAACATACCCACTTGCATTAGATAAATAAGTATAAGGCCCTGTAGTATTCCATCCAGAGGAACCTCCCATATTCGATAAACAATTACTCCCCACACATACATCTGTTGTTGCCGTCACATTCCCATCGAAGAAATAATTATCAACCCCATCAAACGAAGCAGTATTATCTGCGTCTTTGCCGACTCCGATTTGAAGTGAGCGGGATTGGTCTCCGGTTTTGTATCCGTAAACTCTCAATTCGGGGGTTTCTCCTTCGGTTGCAGAGGCAAATACTCTGACATCTGCATGGGCACTTTGCTGTAAGTATAAGTAAGATGGGGAAGTTCCTGCTGTTTGGACAACCCCTGCTCCGCCAGACGCATACATAGTCAAATATTCGGCATCATCTTGGTCATACATTCGTAGAGCCCCTGCCCCAGTACCCTTTCCTTTAACATCAATATAGGTATTTGTATCCGTCCCTTCATCAGTCAGAAATATAAATGAACCATCATCTGTTCTAAAATAAGCGTTTGTATTATCATGATAAATCCCGATTTGGTCTGAGGCGTCTGTTGAGCCAACGCTAAAAGTATAATTAGGAGATGTCGTTCCTATACCTACATAACCTAGAGATTCATTTACAACCAAACTTCCATCTCCAATATTAATTAAACCTTTTGTTGAAGCACTTGTTGATTGTAAAAGTAAATTATTTGAATTAGCACTTCCACCATATAAAGTATTTCCCTGAAGACTAAGACCTGCAGTTACATGTCTTAAAACATTTGCACCACCAAATTTAATATAAGCTCCAGATGCTAAATTTAAATTACCCTTAACATCTAAAACTTCTGTTGGACTATCTGTCCCAATCCCAACATTACCAGAAGTTCCATTAACAAAAAGAACACTATCATTAACATACAAATCTCCACTTGCAGTGTTGAAATAAATATCTTCCCCATTACTAAGGAACTCAAAAGCATTCCCTCCACGACTTTCTAACCTATTCTTTCCACCACCAACTTCTCCGATTCTAAAGTTATTAATATCTGCTATGCCGGTTGTTGTTAAAGCAATGTTTCCAACTGCTCCTGAATTTATATTTGCTTCACCTCTAACATCTAACAACTTTTCTGGTGTCGAAGTATTAATCCCAACATAACCATCTGTAGTAAAATTCCCAAAGTCGTGAACATTTCTCTTCCAAGATAAGGGGTCTGTTTCTTCCCCAGAAGGAACACCAAAACCCTTAGAGATAGCAACCCAATCTACATAGTAATGATTTTGTGTGTTTCCATTTGAGGATTTGTAAATTCTCATTTGAACTACTCCACCATCTATGTGTCCACTATCATCAAACACAGGTTGAGTTATTGTTGCAAAAGATTCACTACTTGCTAAAATAGGATAATCTTCCCATGCTTCTTCGTCATAATCCCAAAATTGAATAACTGGATGTTCTCCTTTTAATTCAGTAGTTCTATATCTTATAATTCCTCTTGAGAAATTATCTATTCCTGTAAAATTCATTCTCATATCTAATCCCGGACTTGAAGCGACCTCTGAAAAGTTAAGAGTAACACCATCATAGTTTCCATCTGGATGTTGAGTATCATTTATACTTCCTCCATCGATAACTCCAGAAACATTTTGGGCTTGTGTTGCATTATAATAAACTGTTGCTAATTTAGAATCATTAAAAAGTAAAGTGTTCCCATCAAAGGAGTTCCAATCATCTCCAGATGTCCAATTAAACTTCCCATTGAAATAAGGAGCAGTTATATTTCCAGTTAGGGTACATCCAGTTAATTTACACCAAAAAGTATCTATATAAGAAGTTAGTAATGTCAAAACCCCTCCACTACCTTCATCAAATTGTGTTGAGTTTACATCATCTAAATCTCCAATGTTTGTTTCCCAAATATCTGTTGAGTTTGTTGAACCATTAATTGAATAGTTTCTAATTTCTGTTATTTTTTCGTATTCAAAATCAATTACTGTCGAACCTTCATCTTCCAATGCCAAAGTAAAACTAGAAAAAAATAAAATAAAAATTAGAAGACAAGAGAGAACTAAAAAGCTCCCTCCTCTTCCAGTAAAATCAAACTTTTGTTTCAATTTAGTCACCTAAATTTATATCAAACCACTATTTCGTAGACCTTGTGCTGCGATTCCGATTGCGGAAGTTGCGATAGCAAGGGCAAAGAAAAGTGTGGTCAATCCAACAAGGGTGTCTGCTGCTCCTGTAACGTTACCGTCTGCCTGTGCAAGTCCTACTTGCTGAGCAACAGTTGGTAGAAGTGCAGTACCTACAAGGATAACAATGAAACCACCTATAATATTTCCTAACATTTTCAATCTCCCCTCCTTAACGTGAATGGAGATAAATCCATTAAATCTAAGTAAACCATAAAATATTGTTAATTTAATGTTTTATAAATATCGATTGTTATGAAACTTGATAAAATCTCTAAAAAGTTATTATAATTTATTATAATCGATATTTATAAAAGCCTATTTTGTATTATTTGATATGGTTTACAATCGTGATGTTAATTCTCAAGACATTGATGAGGAAAGAGCTTCTAAAATAAATGCTGCTGGACTAATAAACTCTACTCTAGAGAATCTTTGGAGAGATTGTTATAGTCTAATGTCGAGAGGAGATTATGTTAGATGGAATATAAAACTAGATTCTATCTGGGCCATACTTGGTGGTGATGTGAAGGACCCTGATGAGGAAGATGGTCCTTTTAAAAAACTTTCAGATATAAATAAACAATTATACGAGCAGGGAAGTCTAAAATCCAAAATTGGTTCTGGTTTTGGTGAAGTCCCTAACCCGAATAATGCAGTTCAGTATCAAATCCTCTTAAAAAAAGCGTTATTTCTAAGGAAGTTACAAAACGACCAGGGAAAAGGAACTGCATACATAAGAAAAGATGATTATGACATGTAATAATTATGGCACCTACCCAATTAGTCACTATTAAGAACCCAAAAACTGGAAAAACTGTCGAGTATGCCATGGATACTCGACTTAAAGATAATCTAGACAGGGTTGCTAAGGATGTTCTTGAAAAGAAGGATAAAGATTTATTTATTGCTGTTGATGGTGCTGAAGGAAGCGGTAAATCTACCCTTGCATTACAAATCGGAAAGTATGTGGACCCTACTTTAGACTTAAAAAGAGTAGTTTTTGATGCAGATAGTTTCCGGGAAGCTATTTTCAAGGCTAAGAAGAATCAATGTATTGTTTTTGATGAAGCATTTAATGGTCTGAGTTCAAGAGCTTCTCTATCTGCTATGAATCGTGTCTTAGTTGGTTTGATGATGCAGATGAGACAGAAAAATCTATTTATTATCATTGTCTTACCTACATTCTTTATGTTAGAGAGATATGCAGCAATCTTTAGGACTAAATCACTAATTCATGTCTATGAATCTGGTGGAAGAAGGGGTTACTTTAGAGTTTATAATGAAAGATTAAAGAAAGCACTTTATTTGATTGGGAAGAAAGACTATTCTTATAATCATAAGTCTGTTAGGACTAGATTTTATGGAAGATTCTATGGAAAATTTGCTTTAGGAGATGAAAAAGAGGAATTAACTTATCGAAAGATTAAAATGAAGGCATTGGAATCGACTTCTCAAGACCCTATGACCGCAGGACAGATTAAATATAAAGAACAAAGAGATATAGTCCTTTGGAGATTACGTAAAGAGATGAAGATGACCTATCAACACATGCAAGAATACTTAGAAGAGTATGGTTTAAGTATGAATTACTCTCAAATTAGGAATATTTGTGTTAAATTTGGTGATAAAGCTGATGAAAAGAATAAAAAAGACATAAAATTAGCTGAAAATAGTGAAAACGACCCAAAAAAGGATAAAAAAGACAAGAAATGAAGGTCTTCTCACACCTAAATCTCAATTTTCGGGACTTTTCGAGGCATTTTAGCCCTTTTTCCCGGTTTTTTGGCCTATTTTGAGTTTTTAACTTTGAATCTATAATATAATATAAGTGTATTGTCAAAAAGAAGGGGACCCTTCCAACATAGAAGAGTTTTTTTAAGGTTTATCTAGGCATTCAGCCTTGTTTTACCTACTGGACGGTCAAATTCTCGTGTAAAACACCGCTTTTATGAGTGAACTTGTCGTTTTGCACTTAAAAATCAAGGCATTATAGTGATTTTATTCTACTTTTAGAATAATATTCTAGGCACAGAAGACTATGTTGTTATTTCTAACAATATAATCAAGGCATTTACTACTCCTGGAGAAATAATCTAGGCACTCTCTTCCAGACCCCCCTTAAACAAGTGTTATAGGGTGTTATAATAGTGTTGTAGAAGGGGTCTTTTTTTAGGTTATTTTTATAGTGTTCTAAGTGTTCATATATCACCTAGTAAAAACTACAAACCCATACCCCTTACATTTTGATGTTAAAGAAAGAACTCATTTATGAAAACTGTACCTCTTAACTATCTTCTTAATATGTTGTTACTCCTTAATTAAACGTATGGTATACCTCAACCGAAACATTTATAAACAATCTTTTTCTTAATATAGTATTATGGTAACGCTAAGAAGAAAACCAAAACAGGAAAAAAAGTTTATCCTAACAGGATACAGACATAAGAGTATAGGACTCTACACCCCCAAAAGGAATAAGGTTAAGGTTGGGGCTTTGGTAGGGTTGTTTATATTTTGTGTTGTGACCCCTTTTAGTGATTGGTTGTTATTCGTGGCTGGGGCTTTGTTAAATAAATTTCCTTTATGGGTGTTTAGATAATGGAAGAAGTCGAAAGAGAAATATATTAGGATAATTAACCAGGCTATTGCGAACACATAGTTATATTCCATACAGTATTTTCTTTTATTCTTCATCCTTAACCTCTAAATCATTTTCATAATCCATATCAAGTAGTCTTTGTTTTACTTCTTCTAGTCTTCTTATTACTAATGCATTTTCTGATAAGGTTGTGTCTTTTGTTTTTAGTCTATCTAGTATCTCTCCTTTGCTGCATAATATTTCAATCTTTATCATTTCAACCCATCCCACATCTCACAGTCTATTTTAATATCATTCAAATAACAATCCTTGCTTTTTGTTGTTGTAACTATCTTTTGTTGATTTTGGTGTGTGCAGGTATATTTGTTCTTATACTCTTTAAAAGTCCAATTTCCTTCTCCAAAATCTTTATTACAATCATCAATTACAGTCCTAAGTTCCCCATAACGAATTGTAGAGATACCTAAAAAGACTCCAAGAGATATTACAGCTATAACCATTACTACTACAAATGCGATAGCAAAGATTTCACCAATATCCATTACTTATAACTCTCCTCATATATTGCTTTAAATGATTTTAATAATTCCCATCCAACGTATTGTGCTATTGCTGCTTGTAGAACTGTTTGGACAATACTTTTATATCCTTGTTCTTTGAGATTCATTTCTACTTCTAGAAAACTTACTCCTTCTTTCTTTAATTCTTCATATATTGTTTGCATCTTTCCATTTGAATAATTTACTTAGACTTTCCATTGTTATCCTATTCATCTCTTGATATAATTTTAATCTAACAATCCAACAAAAAGGTTTACATCCTCCAGCCTTCAATTCTATCCTGTGACAAAAAGGACATACATAATAACTTTTACTTTCCATCTTTTACCTCTTTATTCTTAAACATCATTAATGATTGATTCTTTGAACATTTCTTACAAAGTAATTTTCCATCAGATTCTCTTTTCTTTAACATCTTATGATTACCACAGCCTTCACAAAGCCAATCTGTCCATTCATATTCACTTCCCATCTTTTACCTCTGGAATATAATAAATTCCTTGTTTATCCTTTTTATAGAATCTTCTTTTTCTTAAAATATATTGTTTACTAAAATATTCATATGGTTGTTTTGTTCCTTGATGCTTTACAATAATAGTTTGAGGGTATTTTCCATGACCACAGCAACAAGCAAGAGTAACTATTTTATTATCATTCAATTCTTTTATAAATTCCCTCATGCAAGGGTCTATCCTTCTTGAATCATTCTTTGGATTAAACTTACACATCTTTCTTTTCCTTCTTTTTATATCTGGACCTTGCTTTATCCTTCTTCATATTCCTGAAGTCTTCATCAGACCAGTATTTCTTTTTTTGCCATTCTCTTAGATAACCAAGTCTTGATTTGTATATCTTTCTTCTTTCTTCTAAAGGTTTTGATTTAAAGGATTGATATGTTCTCTTTCTTCTTTTCTCTCTCATTTTTTCGTCAATCAACCAGTAGCTTACAGTTCCTTGACAGATTCCTAATTCATCTGCTATTTGGACTTGAGTATTTCCTTTTAGACTTAGTTCTTTAATCTTTTGCTTTGTTTCTTTATTTATTCTTTTCATTTTTCTTTCTATCTGTTTTAACTAATGCAAAATATGTTCCAACTAAGATTACAAAAAGAATTAACTCAGCAAAAACAAATGGAAGAAAGTAATTGTTATATCCTGTTTGACCTAAAATCATAAACTCCTCCCATAAATGGTCCCTTGTAAATCTTAAATGGAATAGTAAAGTTGAAGCTACCATACCTGAATAGAACCACATAGCCCTATGGAATATTCTTGATAGATTCATAAATCACACCCCTCATCATATCTTCCAAAATAATTAGCATACATTGTTTTACAAATATAACTTAGTATATAAAATGAAACACAACACAACAGGATTATACCAACAGATGTTAAGGACATACTGTTACCACCTTCACATTTGACATTTATAATTCTATTTCCATACTTATCATAACAATCTACTATCTCCCCAGTATTATCATTAGCATACTCAAGGGCTAAGAGAAAACCTATTGCAAGGTTACCTAAAATTATTACTACCCATGTAACTATAAATACTGTTTTTATTATCTTAGTTTTCATAAATCACCTCATTAGTGAAGGATTTTTTAGTTTGGGGTTATTTATCGTACTTTCCATCTCTTTTTTATGAACGGTTATGATTTGACTTATCTTTCCAGTGGATAACTTAGTTTTCTCACTTATCTCTCTGTAACTCATTCCTTTCTTCCAATGCTCAATTATTACTCTCTTTTTATTTGTATGGACACTAGGCCTCCCCCATTTCTTTCCTTTCTTTTTCTTTTTATGTCTCTCAAAGGCTGCTTTGATTCTTTCAGATGTTTTCTCTGATTCCATCTCTGCAATACTTCCAATTAATCCTAATAGAAAATCTTGGATTGTTTTTCCTAGAGAACCTTCAATATTGACTGCTTCTAACCAATCTTCTCTTACGGAATGAATCCTACAACCAAAGTTTCTTAGAATCATAACATCTTCAAGTAAAGTATCTCTATTCCTTACCCATCTATCTAGTGACCAGACTACAACAGCATCTATTTGGCGTTTTCGAGCCATCTGCTTAGCTTTCTCATACAAAGGCCTATCTACTTTCTTAAATGCAGAAATCTGCTCTAAGAATACGTCTACGACTTCATAACCCACCTTTTTGGCAAAGTCCTCACATTGTTTTCTTTGATTCTCCGGGTCTTGTTCCTCTGTTGATGTTCTTAGATAGATTATTGCTTTCATATTAAAATGCTACTCCAATTATTACAAGTACCCCAAGATATTGCCAGGCTAGATAAATACATTCTTTTTTTGTTCTTAACATAATCTTTATTGGGCTTTCCATATTCTTCTTAATATTATATACTATTTAAAGTTATGTCTTAATTTCTTAATGGTGAACTTAGACTATAATTTCCTTTATCTTATCATTTAGTAAATCAATGTCATCTGGAAGGTCATCTTCTCTTACTAAAACCCAATCTGTTCTGAAATACATTCTCTCGTAGTTTTCATAGGCTTCTCTTGTTTCGTTTAACCAATCAGTTGTAACTCTTCTCTGAATTTCATAGCAAATTATCTCTTTTGTCTTTACATTCTCAAAATAAACATCAGTTATCTTTGCTGTATTACTTCCTAAAGAATGTTCTGTATAGATTCTTATCCAATAAGTATTTCTCTTATACTTTTCTATTAGATTTAAGACAATTAATAATTTTATTATTTCATGTTTCCTACTAGCATTTCTTCTAGTTCTTATTTTGAATTGTTCACTCCATTGTATTTTGTTCATTTTTCTCGTAACCTCTTTTTATTCTCATAGCATATTCACAACTTAGATGGACCCATTTCTTTCCCTTTCTTTTCTTTTCTTCAAAGTCTATTATAGAGAAGTCTGCTTGAGGTTCTCCACAAATATCACACTTCATTCCAAATCACCCATCTGATTTAATTCTGCTTTCTTTAATCTCTCAATCAATTCACTCTCTGGAATGATTCCACCTTCGATTCTGCCGTAGATTCGTTCTTCTCCATGTTTTGTGTATCTTATGCTCCAATCATTTGCCCATTCTGGAAAGTAATATCCTAAAGGTCGATTATCTGGGTTGTCGGCAGATGAGTTCGAGCCGGTTTCCCGTCCACCAATCCCTAATAGCTTAACTTTATCCTGATTAGAGGATTTTATCTGCCGACTTAAAAACATCTTCTTGATGCAATGCTTGAGGTCTTCGTATGTTATTGTTTTCATTCTTTTGCCTCCCCGATTTGCTTCTTTTTATTATAACAACTAAGGGAACAGAAATCTACCCCTCCACATTCTTCTTCACAATATTCACAATTATTCATTCTTCTCAGCCCACTGGTCACTAAAGTATTCTGCTATGGCAGTATATTTATCTTCAAGTTTATTAATTTCATTCTTATTCTTTCTAGTCTTATGATAAATCCAGGAGGAGAAAGCAAAGGTTAGTCCTATGGCAATGATTATAAAGGCCACAGATGGGTCGTACCAAGTTATAAAATATCTATAGTATCCTGAGAGAGCTATTGCAATTCCAAATGTGATTCCGAGTATTGAAAAGTTATTCATCTTTTGGTTTTGTTAAGATTTTACATCTATTCCTCCAGTTATCTCTTGAGACTCTTAGTTCTTTTACTTTTTCTAGTAGTTTGTAACCAGCCTCTATTAATTTTATTGCACTCTTGTGTGTGATAAATTGATTTTGAGTTGTTTCACTCATACTCAATAATAGTTCTCTCATTTCTAATTCAGAAGCAGACTCTTTAGTTGTAATGTGCTTGTTCATGTTATTATAATCTATTGTAATCTATATAAACTTTTATTTCAATTCTGTAGTGGTAAAATTCTTTGAATTGAGATATTATTATTTAGTAACTTAGTCTTTCCTCCTTTGTATTCTATTAATCCTAGTTCTTGTAATGCACCCAACATTAAGGTTAATTTGTTATGCCATTTCCTATCTGAGAAAAACTCTTTCCAAGTTGTATGTCCAAGTCCTAAGAAATAAGAAAATGTTACTGCTATATGTTTTGTCTCTATTTCTTCTTCTTGTTGGTATCTTCCTAGAGTTCTTATTAATGCTTCAAGTTCTTCTCTTGTTACTTCAGTTTTTATCTCTTGAGCAATTTCATCCTTATTTGGTTTCTGATATTTTATTATAATTAATTTGTCTAGTTCTTGGATTAACTCAAAGGAACTCTTACCTTTCCAGGATTCTACTTCTACTTGGGCTTTTTTTTCAGGGTGATATTTATTATATAGTTCTAAGATTCCTCTTGTGTGAAACTCTAGTTCTGTATTTCCTCTTTTATAATATTGTCCAATTAAAGTTTGAAGTGCTTTTCTAAAAGTCTTACAGGATTTTATTCCTCGAATAGGATTTCCATTTCCTTGTTTCTCTATCTTCTCTACAGAGTTTTTATTTATAAATCCCATAGCTCTTCAATCATCTCCATCTGTTTAACCTTAATTTGTTTCTCAGTCTTTCCTCTTTCTTTCATACATTCTCTTACTCTCTTTTGTTCTTCAACTAAATCTTTGATTCTTTCTTTTGCATCATCAAAGTCCATTCCCCTACTCATTAACATCCTTAGAAGGTTTTGTTTTTCTTGTATTGTTATGTAAGAATAGTTTTTATCTTTCTTTGTCTTCTTTGAACCTTTTATCTTAGGGAAGTCTTTTGCCTTTGTTGGTTCTTGTTTTGGTTTTCTTATTATTGGTTTTTCTAATTTACGTGCTTCTTTGATAGTTTCTTTTCTTCTATTCTTCCGTCGAGAAATATAACATGCCCTACATAACCAGTCTCCATTTATCTTTTTTACACTCTTTTGTCTTTCAAAGATTTCTTCACAATCACAGCACTTCCTCTCTTTCATACATCTTCTATAAGATTCTTTTCTTTATAAAATTGTGTAATCATTTTAGAATTAAGAATATTCCGGCTAATTTGTATAGCTTATTTGCATCCTCTTCGACATTAATATCACACTTTAGAATTTTTATCTGGTCCCTATTTACTCTCTCTATTAATTTCATCTCTTCCATCTCTTTCATTACTAGAGGTCTTATGTCTTTTGGTAGTTGGTTAAATCTACCTATCTTTTCGTAAAACTTCTTTCTATTAATTATAGCATTAACTCCAAATTTTTTAATAAACTGATTATGCAATCCTAAATAGAGTATTCCAATTTCTAGTCCTGCCATCTTATTATTAAGGTAATATTCTAAAGAGTTGATTCTTGTCTAAACATTCTTGTGCTATCTTTACTGTTGATGCATATTCATTTATTGCCAACAATATAAATATCATAATCAAGGCTAGAAATGCTAACTTAATCCAACTTCCCCCGGCAATTAAATTCTTCCAATTAATCTTTCCATCTATCTTTATTGGCCTGACTATCCCCCAACCAAATAACTTTGATTTCTTGAGATGTATTCTCTCCCCTTCAACATCAATCTCTTTTATTTTCAAATCCATTATCCTTCTGCGAAACCACTGAACAATGCAGCTATGATAGGTACTGCCACATATGCAGCAATCTTTATCCAAAGTGGAATTGGAGTATCTTGCCATCTAAACATTATTATCATCCAGGATACCGCTGCCGCACCGACCCCAGTTAATATCCAAAATGCTGGAGACTCCCAAATTTCTGCTAAATCCATTATTTCTTCCCTCCTTTCATCTTTTTGATTATCTTTTTATCTGGGAGAAGTCTACTAAATAGAAATTCTTTTGATTCTAATGTTACTATAGATTTTATATCTCTCTTTCGTATTTCATCTATAACTAATTCTCTGATTCTATTTTTGTTCTCACAGTTATACTTTTTTCTTTTTTGTGTTCTTGATTTGTTTTTTGGTTTTTGTGCCATCTTTCTTATCCTCGAAGAAATCATCTAATGAAACTTCTTCGGTTATGTTCTCTTCAAACTTCTTCAAAGCCATTAGCTGTTGTTTAATTGTTAAGTAAGTTGTTCCCGTTGTGATTAATGCTCCTACTAAGATTATTCCAACCCACCAGAGCATTTTAAAATTCATTATAGAAATAACTATCCCAAGTACAATCCCTATTAATTGTAACGTCGTTCCACTTGATTGACTCTTTAGTTTTTGTTTTGGTGTTATTCCTTCTATTCCTTCCTTCCACCTTCCTAAGAATTCTTTGAAGGTTATCTTCTTTCCTTCTTTATCTTTCCAGAATTTCATTGATTATAAATCCCCCACTTTTAAATTTGGTTATCAATTTACCACGTGACAAGTGGTTAAACACATCCAATATATGTTTGAGTCCAGGTGGGGGTCAAATTTTTCGTTTTGTTGTCTGAACTATTACTTGGATTTATTCAATCCAGCTAATCTATTAAGACTATCTTCTGTTGCTTCGATTAGTTCTTTAATAGTATTCTTCTTTTCTTCAAGATTTTCTTTATAGTCTTTTAAGTCATCTTCCTTATCTTCAATTTCTCTCTTTAAGTCTCTAATCTGTTTCTCTCTATACCTCACCTCATCTCCAAGACAATCTCTTTCCATGACAAGGTTCCTTTTCTTCTCTTCCAATTCAAGAACAACCTCATATCTACTTTTTGTTTCCATTGGTTTTATTATCCTCCTTTCAGCTTCTCTTAGACTATTCATAGCAATCTTGTTAGTTAGGTATCCATGTGCTAAGTTCCACATCTCTGTTTCTTCTCCCATTTTGATTATAAGTGGGGATTTATGGAGTTCCCCTTCTCCTTGAATCGCAAACTCACGCAAAAATAAAAAAAATTAAACTTCTCCAGACCTTGGGACCTCTTTCTTAGTAACTCCCTCAGCTAACTTCTCTTTGAGTTCTTC